CTATGTCCTCCGCTGAGTCAGCCTCTAGCTCGGCGTGCCAGACGCCAACGGATGGTTCGTATAGCGTTCCGCTGATAACCGCGAAGCCTTCAAGCTCATAGGTCATTAGCTAGCCCCAGAGGATGTTGGCGATTAAGTTGGCAGCCTTGCCGGGGTCCGTCAGCGCTTCTTTGCCAATGGCGAGCGCCGAATCTAGGAAGTCCTCAACCGGCTCCTTCTTGCCGCCTGGCGTGCCGGCTCCGCCTTTGATTGGCGCGGGCGTCGGGATCCATTCAATGGCGCTCATGTTAACGGTCATGACTCCGCTCGAACGATCAAGCTCTGGGAAACTAATGTGGCTGATATAGATGGCGCTAATTCCCATCGCGTTGCATTGCGGGTGGACTATCTCGGTCGGCGTTCTGATACCGCCGATGCGCTTCGGATGAATCAGCGGAAGAAGCTCGTTGAATTTCTTCCAATGCTCGGCGGTCCAGAGGCGAAGGCTTATGTTGATCTTCGCCGGGTCCATCCCGTTATCCTTCAGCGTGCCGCCGTCTTTGCCTTTCGTTTTCTTAACGTCTATTCGGCGCTTGACGCCGGAGCCAGAAATCTCGGCAAGCCCTGGCCAGACGTCGCCAGCCATTAGCAGGCGGTCCCATTGGTCTTGGCCTTGCCCGCTGTCGTTCCAGAACGGAGAATAAACCGGCTCGCTCATCCGCCAATCTCCACGGCCATCTGCTCAAAGGCTGACGCCATCTCCATCAACTGCATCCGCTTGACCATTCGCGCCGTGTCCTCCGCGCTCTGGGCTTCGGTGACATTGAAGGTGTTCGAGTTGTTTTGCGTGACGTTAGCGCCGCCGCCGCCGCCGAATGATGGCGCCACTGCGCCGGCGCTCATCGCTGGAATACTTGCGCCAACGTCGGCAAAGCCTTCTTCATAGCCTAGCGCCGACATGGCGCCCATATTCTCGAAGACCTTGGACGGTGACGATATTCCCAGCGCACCTTTGGCGGCGTCAATTCCGGCGCCGACGACGCCAGTGATTGCGCTCACCACCGCGCCCGCCGCGGCCTTTATGCCCTCTACGAGCCCTGCCATCATGCTGGAGCCTAGGGCCATGAAGCTCGCGCCGAATGCTTTCAGCGAAGCCCAAGCGGACGAGAATGCGCTGCCGATTGACTGGCCAAGGGAGGAAAATGCCTCGCCCATATTTGCCAAAGGAGCAAGCGCCGTAATCGTGGCGTCTTTTAGAATCTCAAACGGGAGCATTATGATATAGGCGAGCGCAAATATGGCGGCGAGCACGGTGCCAATGGCAACGCCTATCATGACGAATCCCTTGATTGCTGCGCCAATCATGGAGAAATCTCCCGCGCCGCCGAGCGCCGCCGACCACTCATTCAACTTGTTAGTCAGGCCAACGATGACGACGGCCATATTTGCCATCGCCTGCATTCCCATTTTCACGTGCGGCCACATAGACGCAGCCGCAGCCGCAGCCGCAGCGAATCCGGCGGCAATGTCGTTCATCAGATTCTTGGCGCCTTCGCTCTTGCTCCACGCCATAATCTCCTCGACGATTGGCACGAGCGCCTTGCGGATTGACGGGAGCACCTTTTGAGCGAACTCGATGAAGGCGCCTTGTCCCGCGGCTTTCATCTTTCCCCACATGCCGGCCAGCGTTTTGGTCGCTTTCTTTCCAGCATCGCCAAGGTTGTCGATGTGGAGCTTCTGCTTGACGGCGGCCTTGATGGCGTCCAGTCCCTGATTTGCCGTTATCTTCCCGGCAGCTTGCATCTTCTTGACTTGCTCGACGCTCTTGTTCAACTGCTTCGCTAGGGCGCCATAGATTAGATCAGTACTGATTCCAGCTTCCGCCAATTGCTTCATCTCGCCGCCCGCAAGCTTGCCGGCTGACTTGATTTGCGTCATAGCCACAATAATTCGCTGGGTGGCCTCCGCTCCCATCCCTAGCGCCTTCATATCGGCGGCCATCTTTACGACGTCGGTCGCTTCGCTCAAGCTGAACTGCATCGCGAGAAGCTTCTTGAACTGGTCCGTTGTTTCCATAACGTCCAGCCCATAGGTCTTCGAAAGCTTGATAGCCCTCGACATTGCCGCGTTCCCTTTCTTAACTCCGCCGGCTACGAAGTGGAATCCCATGCGGGTCTTCTCAACCCATGCCGCCATCTTAATCGTTGCCCCGACAAACTTGACCATGGCCGCAGCCGCGGCCCTTATAGCGGCCACTATTAGGTCAATCGCCTTGGCTGCGGCTGACGCTCTAAGCGCCATGCTACCCAATGCCGAGCCCATTCCACCGGTCGCGGTCGCCGAGGCGCGTTGATAACCAACGCTCCTCATCATCTCCTTGGCGCTGCTGTTGGCGTGTTTTGTTCTCGACTTGTTGAACTTAGCCGCAGATGATTCGCTAGCCTTGGTCGCCTGCTTTGCCTTGTCGGCGGCCTTGCTAATCTTCCGCATGGCGCGAGCCAAGGCATCGAAGTCCTTCTTCGATGTTTGAGCGGCGCGCCCAATGCCCTCTACAGCCTTGGCCGCCCTCTTCGCGGGCGCGCTGACCTGATCGGTCAATTTAACGGGGAGATCGACGCCGGCCATGGTTCTTCGTTTTCAAATATGCTCTTGAGAATGCTCGTGCAATGTCGTGAAATTCGGCGTGCAATAGCGCGCCTTCAACGGCCAAGCTAGTCGGCTCTCGGTCTTCGTTTCGTTCGCAGTATTGGAAGGCCAGCAAGGCGCGGGCGGCGTAGTAAAGATTTTTCTTTGCCCGCTCAAAGCCGGCTACCCTTTTTTTACTTCGCCCTCTACCTCGGTCCCAGCCAACTCTTGGATGGCTGTGGCCGCTTGCAGCACCATGCCGGGCATCTTTTCAAAGACGACAAGCAAGTCCTCTCGCGATGGGTAGACGCGGCAAGCGATAGCAAGCTCACGCATTGAGGCGAACTTGCTACCCTTACCATCCGTTATCTTATCGGTGAAGCGCTGATAGTCAGCGAAGCTCGGAGACTTGAAGGCCACCTTCCCATGCCGGGTGCTGAACACGTGGATTTCTCCGTGCTCTTTCGCCAGCTCGTCAAGCTCGCTATCTTCTGTTTTAACTTCCTTCAATGCTGACCCCATCGCTCACCTCTCAGGTTAGAATGCCGCTAACGGCGTTTAGGCCATCAGTCTCCACCCTGAAGATGCTCAGGTCAAGGCTGACCTCTAGCGGGTCCGTTCCCTGACTGCCGCCGCCTTCCATATTGGTTATCCGGCAGCCGATGAGCCGGTTAACTTGGACGGGAGCGTTTGTGTCAGAGTAGGTGATGGTCACGCTGAAGCTCTGCTCCATGAAGCCGTCACCGAGCGCCTTGATGATTTCCGCATACTCCTCGGAATAGACCACCATGGAGCCCTCCGCGGAATACTCTCCTCGGGTGCGGCCAAGAAGCTCGGCGCGAGTGCCGCGCACTTCGCCAGGCTCAAGGCTATGGGTGAAGCTGATTTCCTTCACGCCGGTGAAAATGCCGATGTCTCCAACGTCAATCTCGATGGAACTGTAATCGTATTTGTTGCCGTTAATTAGCGGGTAGGTAGCCATTATGAATCCTTAGACGGTCACAGAGAAGCCGATTTGCGTGGTGATATATTTGCTGTAGCCAAGCGGTCTGACAGCAACGTCACTGTTAACAGTTTGGGAAATCTGAATATTATTTGTGCGGTCTATTTGGTAACTGAAGTCCGAGACGTGGCCGCGGGTGCCCTCGGCGTTGCTCGGTGCGGTGAGCTGAGCTGACAAGGCGTCGCGCCCTCTTGTCTCCAGCCTTGCCGCGTCCAGCTCGTTGATGGTGCCGGTCGCCGTCGTCCGCAGGCCCATCGAGATGAAGTTCTGCTGCACCAGATAAGTCGTCTTGCAAGCCACGTCCATAACGCGCCCATACTGCCAATAAATGAAGTCCGAGCCGGGGTCACTCTTCAGCCTTGCGTTTGTAATGTAGAAGCCGGGACGCCCCAGCCAGCTGCGGGTGGTCGTGATTCGGTGAACGTCGAGCACCTCATTCAGAAACTCGTCGTGCGAGATTGAGAGCACTCCGGCGAGCGCTCCCGATGCCACGCGGGCGAGGTCGGTGCTGATAAGCGAAGCGGCAGCTCGGGAGCCGACCACGTCCACGATTGAGCGGCTAGGAGCGCCCCAGCCGGAGAAGGCTTTGCTGGATGCGACGTCACAGGAGCCATAACAAACACAAATCCGGTTATCGCTCACCGCGCCGAATGATGCGATGATGTTCGTCGTGTTGTCGTCCCCGGCGTCCATGATGGCGCGGGTGAAACGAAACTGGCTTTCAAAGGCCGCCATGTGAGTCTGCAACGCGCCAAACATCGTCGCGCCGTCCGCCGCACTCGCCGGCGTGCCGGTGAGAATCAGGAAAGCCCATTCTGTGGAATCGGCCAGCAGCGCGGTGACCGCAGTCGCCAAGCCAGCGGCGTTATAGTATGGCGCCGTGCAATCGAAGCTGTGAACGTCGCCAAGCTCGAAGGCAATCGGCCCCGCGCCAACGACGAAGGTCAGCGCCAGCCCGGTGCTCGGCACGGTGTAGGTCATGCCGGCAGGGACGTTGATGGGCTCGCTGAAGGTGCGGCCGTCGTCAAGGCTATAGCGAAAGACGCCGGTGCCCATCGTGATGCCGTCAGACGTTTCCACGATGCGAATTTGCACTTCATAGGAATCATTGGAAGCGCCCGCGACCGTGATGGTCCCGGTTGATACCCCTACGCGGACGGGCGTCACCGCTCCAGCGGCGCCAGCGGCGTTAACCGTCAGAGCCATCGCCATCACCGGACTGCCGGCAATATCTAGCGAGCGGCATACCGCTTCAGTCAACGGACCCTGGCCAAGCGCCGTCACTGCCGCGCTCTTGGTCGAGAAACTTTGAAGGGTATCGACTGCGCCAAGCTCGCAACAACCGAGCAGAAGCGGAGTCGTGGACGAAGGCTCGACGAGCCCAAGACCGGGGTCTAAGATGGTAATGGTCTGATTCGGAATGGGCATTGGTTAACCTTTGGATTTCAAATAGGGGCTGACTGCATCAGCATGAGGGGTAAGGGGTGAGCGCTCCACCGCTTCAAGCGCGGCAATGTATGCGGACTTTGTGATTTGAATTGGCTCGTTTGCTTCATGGGCATGGCGAGCCCAGCCGTGAAGCGCTGCGGCTGCGTTGTGCTGCCAGCATGGAAGCATCTTGCGCTCTGGCCTTCGGCCAAAGCTGAAGCGCTGCAGCTCATAGCACCAAAGCTCTGGAGCCTTGGCTTCTGTAGATTGCACCTTAGCCGGCTTCTTCGGCTTCTTCTTCTTCGTCGTTGTCTCTTCTTCGTCAGTCATCAGCACACCGTTTCTTCGGAGCCCGTTGGCGGATAGATGAATTTGCCAGCGTGGACCTCTGTAGTAACTATTGACAGTGGCTTCGCCGTGTCGATAACAGGAATCCGCAGCATGGAATCGAGCACAATCTTCTGGCCGCGTGCCGAGTAGTCGGCGCCGGTTTGCGTTTGGGTGTCCCAAGTGTGACTGCTGAACTCGATGGAGCCGAGCATTAGGCGGAAGCTGGCGGCGATGATTAAGTGCATCATCTCCTCGGCCTGCTCAACGTCTTGGCCCCATATATGGATCTCGCAGTTAAGCTCGACGGTGCGAAACTGCCGCGCCCTATCGGTGCCCGCTCCCATCAGCCTGCCGCCGACGTTCTGCGTTGCCGTGATAGGTCCGCCCGTTGGAATCCAAACGATCCGCGGCCAGTCGGCGTTCTCTTTCTCCGCTAGCCTGCCGGTCGAATAATTGAACCCGGCAAGCGTGGCGTCCGCCTGAATCTCATCGACTATCTGATTGAATCGTGAAGCCATCAGGTCAAATACTTCTTGAGAACATCGGCAGCGACTAGCTTATATTCGGCAAGCCACGCGCTCGACATTTGTCCCGGCACCATAAAGAACCTTCTCACCGGCATTTTCACCGTGTATTTCTTGGTCTTCTTTCCCTTCCTTCCCTTGGCCTTAGATGGGCGGGAAGGATGTTTAATTTTCAGACCTAGCTGGTGAGTGCTGGCATAATGGACCGACGCATCTATGACGAACTTGGAAGCCGAAAAACTCTTGACCTTGATTGAGTTTTTCAGCTCGCCACTATCAGAAAGAATCTCCCCGCCTCTCGCTGTCGCTTTCCACTTTCTTCCGTAGGGGTCCGTTTCTCTGTCGAAACCATCAAGGGCAAGGTCGACGGTGGTGTTTGCCAACACCTCTGAAATGTCCAGCATCGCATCTTTGCCAAGCTTCTCAAACTTCTTCGCCAGCGCTTTGATCTGTTTAAGGTCAATTACAAGAGCGGCCATTTTACCAACCCCTCAAGGTGTCCGGCGTGCCGGTGCCATTGAGAACATTAGCGCCAGCCGTGGCGACTCGCGGACGCCCCTCGTTGACGGTGCCGGTGGCGTCTGCCGTTTGAGATAGCGAAACCGTGCCGGCTGCCAACTGCTCGCACCAGCGGATTGTGTCCTCATAGCGAAGCCGAAAGTTGGCGTCGTATTCGTCGGGGTTATACCCGCGAAACTGAATGAGGTCATAAGCGGTAATAACAATGCAAGCCCTGACCACTTCGTCGGGATAGGGTTGCGCCAGCGGGAGCGTATGCTGCGCCCGCAAATAAGAATCGATAAGCCCCGACGCCTTCTCAAGATGGTCGTCTTGAGTGGCGACGGGAATGTTGACGAGGGCAGCCGCAGGCAAGCCTAAGACTGCGAGGTCTGCTGCTGTTGCATATTGAGCCATTGGCTGCCCTCGTCCCCGGTTTAGTTACAGCGCGAGCACAAGAAAAATAATCCGTAACCGACGGCGCCCCTGGAACTCACGCCCCAGATGAGTTGCTTGTCGAAAAAGGTATTATCCTCGGTCGGTCCAGTCTTCGCCACAAGCTCAGGAGCTTTGCGAAGCTGGAAGATTAGGGGCTTGATTGCCTTGCTCGTATCAGCGAGATACCAGCGCCCCGGCTCGTTTGCCAACTCAGGAACGACCAAGAGTTTTGCCGAACCCTGAAAGACGTTCGAGACTCCAGCGTTGACTCCGCCGGGGTCGGCGATGATGGTGCTATTTAGAATCTCGCGCGCCTGGCGCTCGAGTTGTGGCGGGACGATTAGGCAGTCCGGCATGACGCCGAGTGGCAAGCCGTCCTCTCCGGTGTAGCTCATCATCGCCTCTCGGACGTCGCCATAGTTAGCGGGCGTCAGAGGAGTTGCGGCGAAGATGTTGGACTGGACGCCAGCGGGGTCGATGGGGTGAGCTACGTTAAAGAAGCTCAAGCCATCAAAGCCGATGCCGGTCGTTGCGCCGAGCTGCAAAGCATTACGACACAATTCGTCTGGCCACTTGCGAGCCTGCCGCCCCATCTCAGACATGAGGGGAGCGTAGGTGCCCAAGTTGGCATCCTCGAAGTCATCGCGGTCCACTGCCACCGTAAGCTCGAATGGCAAGTTGGTCAGCGTGTAACTTGACGCGCTAACGTTCTGAAGAATGCGCGGCCCGAGCCACTGGCGCATCCTTGGGAGACGTTGCATCCAGCCATAGGTGTTCGTCCGGTTGGACGAAGGGACCACGGTGGAAAGCTGGTCGTGCCAAATAGGCGACTCGCTGTAGGCGTCGCGAAAGCGGGTGCTGAAGCTCGTTTGAAGAGCCGCGATTGCTGCTGGTGTGATTAGCATTTTCTTATTCCTTATTCTTTACGGGTAGCTAATTGCGACCCAAACGCCATCAGCGTCTACTTCGTAAACTCGGCCCGCAATGCTTTGCGTAGCGCCGCCATTCGTTGCAGAGACGGTCCCATCGTCAAAGATGAAGCAGTCCTCCCCTACCTGAGTCGCTAAAACCATGTCTGTGGTTTCGTTAGCGAAGCGAAAGATTCCGCTCTTCACTCGTACGTTGAGGTCACCCGCTGCGCCAGTCGTGTTATCCACGAACTCGCCGCAACGGCCAGCCGCGACGAGTCCCAAGACAGCCGTGCCGGGTGCGAAGTTGCCATTGGCATCGACAACCATCAAGGCGCCCTGATAGCAAATGGCGCCAGCCGCTGCGCCATATTCTGAAATCATAGAAAAGCTGGACGCCTTTTCGGGGACGTCCGTGTCAATTGCTAGTGCGGTCATTTCGCCACCTCGTTATTCTCTCGTTTACGCTCAGCCAGGAATGACTCGCGAGTAGCCAGCCCAAGCTTGATGGCTTCTTCATCTTCATCGCTGAGAATGATTGCGCCGTCGCTTTGGGGTTGAATGGCGGAGACTGGAGCCACGGTGGGCGCGGCGTCTCCGAATGTTGAAAGGGATTCCATTGACTGACCACGAGCCCAGTCATGAAGGCTTGGCGGCAGCTTGCCCGCTTCGCTCAGCTTGCCGATAAGTTGCTCGCGGTCTTGCGCTTGCTTCTCATCAGTCAGCGTCTTGATTTGCTGGCTAAGCTCTGCGACCTTGGCCGGTAGCTCAGCGTTGAGCTTGATGGCCGCGGCTGCAGCGTCAAGGGTTTCTGTTCCAGTCGCTGCGAGAACTTCGCGCGACCAACTGTTAAATTCCTTGGCAATGTTTACCGCTTCATTTTCGGTGGCGGCGCCAAGGACTGCGAGAATCTTTTCAGACACTTTTCGGACCTCTTTTGTGGTGGCCGCCGCGCGGGATTGCGATGGCGGAACATTTTCTATTTGATTGGCTACGAGCGGCTCGGCGTCTCTCGTGGCTGGCAAGTTGGTCAGCGCTACGTTGAGCAGTTGCGTGATTTGCCCGGTCTTGCGGTCATAGTTGAAGGCTGGCGACAGAAAGCGGAACTCGCGAGCGCGAAGCATCTCGGCCGCTCGCTCCGTCCACTCGACGTTAAGCGCCATCAGTTTGTTGTCCACTATAGCCGGCGTGAACCATCCTGCGGCCACGCTCGTCTCCGGCGTCTTGACCGCTGCGAGCATCCCATGGTCAAAGTCAATCGGCAGCCGGTCGGCGCCGTGCTCTTGAAAGGCGAGCATCACGCGGGCCGCGGCGTCATCGTCAAAGACAAACTCGCCTTTGCTCGTCGAGAGATTGCCAAGCGTAAAGATGACGAACTCGCTCGGAGGCTCGGTGCCGATGACAACGGACAAGGACGCTCGCATCATGTCAGCCTCTTGCTCGATGGCGCGGCCTTGCTGCTCGGCTTTGCGCTCAGCATCTGGACCGGTGTAGCACTTGCCACCATCGCCCCACTGGTAGCCGCTCACTCCGTCAATTTGGCAGGTCTGAACTGGCATCGCTCACAATCTCCACAATCATCGGCGCGGGGTCCGCGTCCCTATCGGCTATCGGCTCACCGTCAGCGCCGCAAACCTCACAAGCCATCTCGCCCAGCCAGATAGCCGGACAACGGACGCAAGCTCGCCACGTCGCAGAGTCTGACAATAGTTTACCCATGAAGCTCATCATGGAGCCCCCGGCGGCGTGTCGTCTTGCCAGGCTGCCGTGTGCATCAGCGCAAGCGCCGCGGCGTGGGTCAGCGTTAGAAGCCCAGCGAAGGCGGGCGGCGTCGCGCCTCTCCACTTTAGAATGCACTGGCTTTCATCGAGGCTGATTCTCACCGTCGCCTCCTCTTCAATGGCTTGCCCATACTGTTCCGCTGTGGCGGGATAGCTAACGACGCAATAAGTCATGTCGGAACATCTCCAGTTAAGTCCGCAGCGTCCATGTTGAATTGGAAGCCGTCGCTGCTACCAACGACATCGAACACGGACGCTTGGCCAAGCGCAATACCATCAAACGTGGCATCGCCGCAACGCCACCAATGGAGCAAGTCGGCGTTTGCGCTATGCGTCGAGAGGTCAACCGGCAGGCCGCCATGGTACATTTCGATACACTCCGCCGCCGTCAGCGCTCGGCTGTAAAAACTAGCCTCGTCGAATCGGCCCGAATAGAAGCTGATAGCAGTGCCGCCAAAGTTATCACGGGCGCCTAACAGGACATCGCTGCCGCTGTTGCCAAGCCGGTCGCCCACGATGAGCTGCCAGCGCTCCGTGCCGCCGTCCATGTCAATGGTAAGGTTTGCGCCGTCCCAGCTCATGACGGCCAGATGCCAAGCGTTATCGTTAAAGCTCGCCACGGTCGCTACGGTCTTCGGGCCGGTCGCCGTGTTCATATAAGCAAAGATTCTGCCGCCATCGAGAAAGATAACCCAATCACGAGCGGCAAGGCCGGCCCACTTTCCAAAGATGTCCGCCGTTCCTACCTGCGAAGTCTTGAACCAAACCGCAGCGGTGAAGTGTTGGTCTAGCCCGCTGAAGTCCGCAGCGCTCCCAAGGTTGACCCGCTCATCAATTCCGTCTGTACCAAGACTGAGGTCGTTCCAGAACAGCGCTCCAGGCGAGTCGGGGACGATGTCCGTGGAGATTGTATTGATAGCGGCCAGGTCGTTGCCGTTTGGGCTTTGGTCGAATATCTCGCCGCCTGGCGCTGCGCTGTCTCCGGTGCCGTCGCCCATTCGCCACCAGCCGTCGAGGTTAGCAAATCCCGTGATGTCTAGCGGGCGGCCAGCGATGCCGGTTGTCTTATTGTAAAGCGTATTAACCTCAGCGGGACTGAGCGCGGCGCTCCAGATTGACAAGTCAGCGACGGAGCCCGGGAAGAAGTTGCCGCCGGGATAGCGCCCGATGTCGAGGTCACCGCCGCCAAGAGTCGTATTGCCACCAAGCGCATCACGGTATGTCAGTCCGCTGGGGACCGGCATGGTGCTCGTCCCGTTGATGAAAGTCGTACAGCCCGATGCCAAGCCGCTCCCGTTGTAAACCCAGGTCACCATCTTCCAGCAGCCGCTTAACGTCGTCTGGCTCACAGCCTCTTGGATGTACAGGTTACCCGGTAGATTGTTGCACAAGAAAAAGAGTGGGAAGCCGAGGTAGAAACCAACTGCCCACCCCTGCGCGCTGCCGGCCGCTTGCTTGCTTGCTAGATAGATGCCAGCGGTCGATGTCCCTTTGACCCAAGCGTTAATGGAGAAAGCCGCGTTCCAGTCAAACTCGCAACCCGTAACGCTTCCGCCTGCTCTCGTCAGCCGCTCGCTGACGCCATCGAGCACGATGGACTTCGTGTCGAAGGCCGGCACGGGAGCAGGCCCAATCGGGCCGCCTCCCCGCCTCGCGGCGTAGCTGTTGGCGTTAGCGTAACCGGGCATTTTCTACCAGCCCACCCGAATCCGGGTAACGGTTGACGTGCCGCGGACGGCTGCGAACAGCCCGATGATTTCCTCGTTGTCCGCGACGGTGAGCGTCCGCGTCACTCCGCTAGAGCTTGCCATGATGACGTCAAGCGCACCGGCTCCCGCAGTGATAACGCGGATGACCTTGCCAAGCCCGTTGGTTCCGCCAGTCGCCTCCAGGTCAATGCCGGCGCCGATGGCCGCAGCGTCGAACTCTTGCCAATCGCTTGGCGGGTCAATTCCGAAGGTGCTCATTTGTCGATCGTCCTTGCTTCTTTCTCGTTGTATATATTCACTAGGGTTTCGTTGACTTTGCTCATATCCGCTTGCGCTACAACCTTGGCCCCGATGTCCGGGGAGTTGCCGAAACCGGCGAGCGGGTCACCAGCCGGGACGATGTTTCCGTCCTTGTCCTCTGACCAGAGGTCCGCCTGGCTTGAGACGCCTTCCTTGTTCGCTCGGCGCGCCGTTATCGCTCGCACGCCGGAGCGGCAGTTGTAATGGAGCGGCGGGTAGTTCGTGTCCCACCAAGGGTCATCAGCGGCGAAAACCTTCTTGTCTCTCCCGCGGCAGATGCTCGTGGTGCGGCTGTCCATTATTGCATCGTACATCCAGTATGGCCGAAACTTCTTAACGACCGGCCTATTCATCTGCTCGTATCGTCCCTCGTTATAAGCGCCAAGGACGTTGGTCCGGTAGATAGTATCAAGCCGAGCGCCAACGTTGATGCGGCGGCCGGCGGCGTCCCTGGCCATTCCGCCGCCCCAATCGTTTTGCAGCAATGGGATCATTCGCTTCTTGAAAGCCTTTCGGCCCTCGGCCTTGTCCATTGACCTTGCGATTTCTCTGAAAACTTGGTCCACCATCCGGAGGGAAGATAGATTCGAAACGGTAAACGCTTGCCGCTTCGCGTTGTCCTTGAGGCGGTCAAACTCGCCACGATCCAAAACAATGCGAGCGAGGAACCAGGCGATGGCTTCATCAAACTTGCTGAAGGTGCTCGGTGCCTTAGTCGCCACATCAAAGGTCTTTCAGGACGGCATAGCGGCCGGCCAGCTCGCTCAGGATAAGCGCCTTCTCAACAATCACCGCGAAAGATTCCGGCTTCATGCCAGCGTAAGCCTCGGCCAGCCGCGTTCTCATCTGCGGGTAATCTTCTGCCGTCTCAATAATCGATATGATTTCCTTGAGGTCCGGAGCGAATGCTTCGGTCGCGGCCATAGCGGCCTGCTCTGATACTGAATCAGAATAAAGAATCCCCTCGACGAATCCGGGCGCTGAGCTTGCGGTATCGCCGCTTGCTAGCTTCGTTGCCGCTGGCGGCCCCGCTGGCGGCTTTGCTTGCGCTTGCGCTTGCGCCTCGGCCTTGGACTTATCTTGATATTCGCCAACGGTTAGATCACCATCGGCCTTTAATGGCGGCAGGCCCTGGCTTGCGCGAGCTTCGTTGACGGTCACGATTGTTGCCAAGTCCGTAGGAGCTAGCACCAGCGATGCGCCGGGGTCCGTCTGGATAGCGTCGCCACCCTCCTCCGCAATGCCGCCAACTTGGGACAACGTCAGACCAAGCGACAAGCCAAACTCTGCGATATTGCCAACGGTGAAGCCCGCTTCTTTCAGCCTAACCAAAGCATCGCCCGCAATCCGGTAGACCTCCGCCTTGTCCTTCAAGTCCTCCTCTGGCGAGGTCTGCCAGCGCGGCCACGGGGTCAGCTCGTCAACGTCTTCGACATACTGAAACGCAACCATTGGCTTGAGCATCTGAGCGCGGAGCGTCGTTGATAACTCCTCGGCATCGCCCTCCAGATAATCGGCGCGGACGCGGTCATGAACCTTGGCCGCCGCGTAGCTGCCGCCCTGAACCTCTGTCGTGAGATTCTGACCTAGCAGGTTGACGCTCATCGAGACGTTACAGCTCGTGATTAGCCGCTCGAAGCCTTGCCATGATTTATCCGTAGCCTCTAGCAATTCAAGGTCGAAGCCGGCCCCATCGCTGGTGACGTTGGTCGGCAGCATGACCGTCGTCTCGGTCGATAGCGCTCGCACGTCATCGAAGAACTCTTCTTTCTCTGGCGCGTCAACTGCGGCTGGCACCATAGCCTTTATCAAAGGCATCCCGTGGCGCTCGGAATAGCGCGCCCAGTCTCTGACGGCGAATTGTCGAATCAGCCAAGGGATAGCCAGCGAGCGCACTGCGCCGTCCATGTAGGGGCGGCGGCCTCGGCCTATCAGCATCCACTTGCCATCGCCGGGCGTTATCTGGACCTCGCCGGCTTCTTTCGTCAGCATCCACCAAGTGTCATCGTTTTGCTGGTGATAGCAATACTGCGGATTCCAGACCTTGACCTTGGGCCTCCAGTAGGCCGCCGTCGTCTCCCATTCGAGCGAACATATAGCGAAGCCCAATAGCACTCGCCACCGCATCATCTCGGCAAGCTCGTCCTCTGTGAGAATGTCAAACCATTGCTTGCCAATCTCCTCGGCTATCTCGACGGCTTTCTCCGACTCGAGGTCAGCGGCCAGCATCTCAAACGGCGAGCCGAGGAGCGCCTTGATTCGAGTCTCCAGGCAAGCGGTCAACCGGTCGTCGCGGCCCATCGCATCGACTAGCCGGGCGGACGACTCAAAGACGCCAAGCTCGTGAGATAGCAACGCGCCGCGAACTTGGCCGACTGTCCACGTCGGCTGGATGCCGGCGGAATATGGCGTATAGATGCGCCGAAGGTGGGAGCCAGGGGCGGGCATTATTTGCTGGTCTTCTTTGATGTCTTGCGGCGCCGCTTAGGCTTGGATGGCTCTGGCTCCGGCACGGGGTCGGGCTCTGGAATGGGCGCGGGCTCGCTGACGATGACCGGCTCTGCCGCCATCTCTGGCTCTGGCGCAGGCTGAAGGGCGGGCGCATCGTTGAGCCGGTCGGTGTAGCAATTCATACAGACCACGGAGCCGTCTGGATTCTGAAAGACTCGCTCGACGGTGCGAAGGTCTGACCGGCAGTCGCGGTTAGCGCATCGCGCAGGCTCGGCTAGGTAAACGAACGGCATCTACATTCTCCTCTGAGGCATTGACTTCCGGGCTCTTCTCGTGTCGCGATATGCGCTGGAGCTTACAGCAAGAGCGGTGAACCCGCTAGCCAGTGCGTCAACTTGGTCGTCGTGGGCATCGTCAAGCCCGGTGAAGTCGGCCATCTCGCCCAAGAAAACATCGAGCCAAGGCGCATCATCGGGCACCAATACCCGCCCATCGTTCCAAGCTGCCGCCACTCCCTGAGAGCGGACGAACTTGTCGGTCGATGCGTTGGCCACCTCCAGCCGCTTGATGCGTTGCTGCAGGAACTGGGCCGCGCCCTTCTCCGTGCCGCTGGCGTGCCAAAGCATCCGGCCCGGCGTACCCGCAGCCATCGCCTTGAGCGTTAGCGCGAAGGCTGGCGCGTCCACTTGCTTACGGACGACGTCGGCCACGTAATAACAATCGCCGGACTTGAGTAGCTTCACGCAAACCGAATAGTCCGCATTGGTCTTCTTCGTGTAGGCGAGGTCGATACCGTAAGCGCACTGATAGCGCTCAGGCAATCGGTCATAGAAACTTGGCTCACCGAAGACCTGGCCGCCTCTTGGCCTTGGCTCACCCTGATAAAGGCTGGCCCAGTTATACTCGCCAACGTGGCGCCGGCGCTCGGCTAGCACGTCAGCGGACCAGCCGCCTTCGGGCCACAATGCCGCGCCCTGCTCATCGATAGCCTTGAGATTGACGAAGCCCCAACCATCGCTGACCAGCCGGCCCACGAGGTCGTCTGGATGCCAGCGGGTGTGGACCACGATGATGCTGCCGTCTGGCGTTAATCGCGTAAAGGCGTCAGACGTAAACCAGTCATAGACGCTATCGCGTTGCGACGCGCTCTCGGCCACCGCTCGGCTCTTGATTGGGTCATCTACTATCAGGATGTCAAAGCCTCGGCCCGTTAGCTCACCACCAACGCCGCGAGCCACTAGCCCGCCGCCCGCCGTGGTCTGCCAATCGTCAGCCCTGCCGATGAATTGCGGAATGTCCACGCCAGCCCGCCGCGCTAGCTGCCGCGCTCGTTTGCTCTGCTTCACTGCGAAGCTGTGAGTGTGGGAACAATAGCCGATGCGAATGGCCGGATTGTTGGCCAGCAACATGGCCACGTAATGCAGCAAGGTTTCGCTCTTGCCGTGACGCGGCGGCACGCTGAAGCAAAAGCGCACCTTCTCACGCTCTGCCCTGCCAAGCTCCTCGAGCAGCGGGCGCAGATGGACCGGCTCGTGGTAGTCCCGCGAAAGCCCGGTGATGAAGCTGCCGAGGTCAGTGGAGCGGGAGCGACTCAGCCGCAGCCGCGTCGCTTCCCTCTTCGCTATTTCCCGCAAGAGCGAAGACGAGCTTGGCATATTGGTCCCTCTCTAAGACTCGCTCTGCCGTCTTGAGCATCTCTTGCAGCGCGTCGTCCATCTTGAAGCGCTGAACCACCGAGCCGTCTATGCGGTCGAAGATTTCCTTCACGTGGTTGAACTTGCCCTTGCCAGCTTCGACAATGAGCCGCCGGACAACGAGGTCAGCTAGCTTGCCGTCGTTGGCGTTTAGCGCCTTCCGAAGCTTAGCCGTCAAGCTCGCGCCCTTCGGTCTGCCGTTAGGATTGCCGCTCTTGCCTGGCTTGAATTGGTGAGCCTTCAGCGCTTCGCTGTTGTTGTGCTGCTTCTGAGCGGGCTTGTCTTTAGGCTGCTTTGCCATCAGCTACCCTCTTGGCCTTCTTGCCGGTTAGATTCTGCCAGCGCTCCACAATCACGTCGCAATAGGCCGGCGAGATTTCAATCCCGTAGCACTTTCGGCCTAACTGCTCGGCGGCGATGAGCGTTGTCCCTGAGCCTAGAAAGGGGTCAAAGACGGACCCGCCGTGATTGCGGATAGCACGAGCCATGCACTCTACCGGCTTTTGTGTAGGATGCTTTCTCGTTTCCCCAGATGCACCTTGCTGTCTCGGTATATCCCAAACGGTGGGCTCGTTGTTTGGACCTATCCAAGACCTGTTTTTACCCTTCCATCCGTACATACAAGGCTCGTGCTGCGGCTTGTAGTCCCATCGGCTAATAATCAGCGAGGTTTTGTTCCATACTAGGTCCACTTGAAAATGCCATTTATCATACGGCCACGCAGCCCAGAAGTGCTTCCCGTCTTCGCCGGAAGGGTGCCAAACGTAAATGGCCGCGCCCTCTTTCATGGCTACATCGCTTGCGGCAAAGGCTGAGCCTAGCCACTCCCCAAAATCTGAAAGGTTGTCGTTTGCAATTCCACCAGACCAAACCTTTTGGTCCTTTCTGAGTATGCGCCCGCTTTGGATATAGTTCCCCTCATACTCAACGTTGTAGGGCGGGTCTGTGACCATCATCCCGGCCTTCTCGCCACCCATCGCTAGCGCCACGTCTTCGGCCTTCGTCGAGTCACCGCATAACACCCGATGCTCGCCAAGCTGCCACAAGTCGCCCGGCTTCGTCACCGGGTCAGCCGGTGGCTCTGGAGCTTCGTCTTCAACGATGTCCTCCATGCCGGTCGTCTCGCTAACCAGCTTCTCAAGCTCGGCCTCATCGAAGCCCGCAGCCGCTAACAGCTCCTCATCGTCTATGGCCAACGCGCTAAGCTGCTCGGCTAGCGCTGCATCGTCCCACTCGGCGAGCTCACTCGTCCGGTTGTCCGCGATGGCGAAGGCCGTCCTATCGCTGCCCTTGAGCCCAGTCTTGACCGCGTCAATCTTCTGCCAGCCTAGCGCCTTGGCAGCTTCAAGCGTTCCGTTGCCCGCGACCACTACGCCATCAGCTCCGACCACAATCGGCTTCTGTTGGCCAAACCTGGCCAGGCTGCCCTTGATAGCGTCAAGGTTCTTGCCGCTGTGCTTTCGCACGTTGGAAGGGTCGTTGACCAATTCCGCGACCGCAATCGATTGCACCTTCATTCGCCGTCCCCATCAAGTCCGAGGTCCAGCTGAAGGTTTTCGTCGGGATGAACTTTCTTATATTTGTCATGATAGGCGTGAAACCGTGGGCGCCTACGATGGCGCTCCGTCGGCTTGTTCATCGCCCTATTGCAATCCGTGCAGGTTGGCCAAGTGCCGTCAAAGGTCGCATCACTCGTCAGATCCATATGGTCTATCTCGACCTTGGACTCACCGACCGGCTCATAGCAGCAAGGAAACTCGCGAAGCTCGTTGATGAGGTATTCCACGTGCCGATTTCTAGTAATTATCGTTGGGCGCTTCTTCTTTCCTGTATAGGTGAAAGAGCAAAGCTTGGCCAATCTCTCGCCCTGCTCTTCCGCCTTGCTAAGAATGGTCTCAAGGGTCATCTTGATCTCAGATTCTTGGCTCCTATTAGCGTGGGCCAAGATAGCCTCCTCCGCAATATCAGATAAACTGCGGTCGTCGGTGGCTGCGGCTATTCTCAAGCGCTTCGCTGTGGTCTTGTCGAGATAGACCGTGATCCTTTGTTTAGCGAGCGCCTCTGAATCGGCACAAGCGCTAAAGTCCACGTCGTGAACAACTTTACTCATCTGGTCCCCTTCACTCTCACTGTTGGCATAACTGAAGAGCCCGCGGACACCGAGAAAAACATGAACGAAAGAAAAGCGTCACGCGGGCCATCTTAGCCTACAGCATGATCGCGATTTCTCCAATAGTCCCTATATGGATCGCGCACTCGTGCAACACGGTGCAACCATCATGAGTGCATTACGTACCCTCCATGTCCCTAATCGACTCGAAGGTGGCCGGAAGCATTCGCCTTATCTTGGAGCTTGGAATCCGGATGCGACCATTGATTTTCTCATAGCCTATAATGCCCTTGCGGCACCATCGCCAGATGGTCGAGCGGTCCACGTTGCACAATGTCGCTAGCTCCTGGCAAGTGTAGACGGCTTTCAGCTTGTCCTCCGCCATGCCGCCGACGCCTCACTCAATAGCGCATCCGCCTCGTCTCCGAAGCGAGCCGCCGCGTCCTTGTCCACCTTGGCCGTGACCACTACCCATCGCTCGAAGGATAGCCCGCTGGCCCGCTTCTTGTCTTGCGCTTTCCGATATGCCGCCCGGACGGACGGCAAGAGCAGGACGACACAAGCGAGCCGGTCAAAGGCCGCCTCTAGCCCTCTGGGGCGCGTTTGCACGTAGGCAGCCATCAGCGCGCGGCTGAGCCGCTGCGGGAGCTTAGCGAGCCTGCTACGGACCTTGTTGGCCACTCTGACGCGGGCCAGTGACTCGTCCGAGTAAGTGTCGCCGGAGGGCGCCCGGCTAGAAGGGGGGATTTCACCGGTCGCCCTGCCGACAACGATGGAGAAGCTGCTGCGAAGCAGCTCGCCGCTCCACTCTAAGCAATACCACCTTAGAAGCTGCTCGTCAGCCGGGTTAAGCCTCACCGCCGCATTAGCTCCCAGAGCTGGCCGACAAGCTCAGCCAAGTCCGATAGCCTTAGCGTCACCATCCATTCGCCGCGGTCCTCTTTCGTACAAGCTATTGGAATCAGCTTCCGCTCCCCGCAGGCTTCGTCCGATTGACGGAAGGCCGCCATAATCCGCGGCGCCTTGCCTCGCTTAACCTCGCACCAAAACCACGGCATGATGACGTCAGGCTCATCGTCTCCAGCCCTGGCCTGCCAGCCTCGCCGGATGCTCTCGCCCTTGAAGGCTTGCGCCATGATGGCGACCACCTCTCGCTCTCCTCGCTTGCCCTTGTTTCGAGAATGCGCCCCGCTCATAGCGTCCACGGCAAGTGTAGAAGGGCGAGCGCAGCATAGACCGCAATGCCTGTAACGATTCCGTCAAACGTGCAGCATCTGTCATGAATTGTTAGGTCAATGCCCGGCGCGAAGCCGAAGCGTCCCGACATGCCGAAGTCCTCATCTATCACGATGCGCCTCCCAGCTCGATGACCTCAGCCTCTAGCATCCGGCGCGCAATACCTTCACCATAGCGGTTATTAATTTGCGGCCAAGTCATCGCCGTGGTGATAACTGTCGGCTGGCTGTCGTTATAGCGTGCCGAGATGATGCGCGATATTTCCGAGATGCCGCGCTCTCCGCGCTCCGTGCCAAGGTCATCGATGCAAAGCCAAGACGCTGAGAGCGCAAGCTCTGCCGATCGGCACTCTTCCCACGGAGCGCACCTAGCAATTTCGTTGCTGAGGTCAGACGCCACGAAGAACCACGCCGACTTGCCGACGGACCATGACAGCTCATCGCCATGCCAGGCCCTCATAAGAATCTCTCGCATCGTCACGGCTGCCAGCGTTGTCTTGCCTACTCCAGTCGAGCCGCAAGCGATGAAGCTGCCGAGCAGTCTATAGGCGTCCGGGTCCAGAAAGTCTCGTACCTTCTCGATGGCCGGCGCTCGCTCGATGGCGCTCGCGATGTCGAGACCCCTATATCGGCTTGGCACTCTCGCTCCAGTGACCGTTAGCTGGTCACGCCGGTGCTGCATCTTGCTTTTCTCAAGGTCTGTCTCTTGGCGCACTGCTTCAGCCTTACCGTCAACCACCAAATTCATATGTCTTATTAAACCGTCTGCCTTATTCATTCGCTGTCCCCTTCATTCCTAGTTGTCTTCTCATAATGTCGGCATCTCCAGAACGGGCGCCGCCAATTTGCACCACTCTCGCATTTGGTTTCGCGTCCGCTTTCGCTTCAGCCTTATTGATCCATTCTTCCGCTGCCGTGTCGCTCTTGACCACAAACTTCAGCTCAAACAGACCTTTTTCACGATACCAAGGATCGATAAATAGCCGGTCAATCCCGCTCATCAGCTCCTCGGCAGTGAACTCCTTGAGCCTTGTTTCGATTTTCTTCTTCATGCCGCTAGTGAGCCGGCGTTTCTTGTTCACCTCCTTGTCATACTTGTCCGCGTAGTGACCCCAAACCCGATCGACATTTTCAGCCACGAGCTTTGCTTTCCTCAAGAGCGTCTCTTTCGTTTCACGTGAAACAGTTTCGCGATCCTTCTTATGATCATGATCATGGTAATGGTTATGGTTATGATCATATTCGGGTAACAACCCGTCCAATGGTTTGGCGAAGTGTTCGCCCAACTGTTGGCAGAACTGTTTAATGTTGCGTATTGCTTCGCTTTTAAGCTCGCACTCTGGCAATTCGTTGAGCCCAATCACCCAGCTTTTAACGGTGTTTGGGTTCCTTGGCGGGTCGTGTTTAACGGCTTTGGCCAGGTAAATTAAGCCCCATTCAGCGTCGTATTCGATGCCCATAAGGTCTATTAACTCTCCCCAAGCCTTGTCGAATTGCTTATCCTGGAGCCCGGTGCTCTTCTTTAGCGCCTCTGGCCAAGCTTGAAACAGGCCGGGGATCCGTCCCCGCTCCAGTGGAGCGAGGAGACGGAACCACAAAAGCTTGCCCGCAATCGATAGTCGCCGCACCTTGCTGTCGTTCCAGACTCGGCAATTGACGCGGCTATATCTTGAGCTATTTTTCATCCTGTATAGCTCTCCAGCTTTCGCCATCTGGCGGAGCGCCCGCGGCTAGAACATAGGGACATCGTCCATCCCTCCGTCGTCTTGCGCCTCGTCAATGCTTCGCTCTTCAGCGAGCACGGCGAAGGAATTGAACTCGAGGCACACTGTCCACTCGCCAGTTTTCTTGTCCTTGTTCGACCCTTGCTTGCCGCTAAACAGGACGCGATCGCCTTTCTTGATTTGTCTCGACGCTCCGTCAGCCGCTGAGCGGTAGCCGCGGACGAACAGATATTTTGTGCGGCCTGCTATATGGCTTTCGATGTTGGCCCAGAAGTAGGAGCCCATCTCCTCCTTTTCTGGGAAGTAGCCGCAACCGTTCACCATGCCGGATTGGTTCCAGCTTGAAATGTCATTATTTGAATCGTTCATGTTTTCTCTCCAGTTTGCTTTTAATGTTTTCTAGTTCTTCGGTGTTAAGGAATGTCAGCCAAAAGATTATCGAATTGATGAGCCGGCCTTTCGATGGCGCGGAGACTGCGGGAGCCTTCAGCGCCTTGGCTCGTGGGACGCTGCTGCTCACTTGCGCCACCCATAACGGGTCGTTGTCGTTTCGACAATGCCTCCAGCGTCAGAGATGGCTTTCATTATCTCCGCTTCCCTTTCTTTGCCAAGCCCCTTTAGTGCTGACCGGTTTAGTTTTCGCGGAGCCAACTCATCAAGCTCGCCGTCGTCCGCAGTCAATTCGGTCAGCATCACCATACCGCTTTCGGTGAGCCCAGAAAAGCGCGGACTTTCTTTTGCTTCCCACTTCTTGTCGTCCTCTTCTCGTGTGATTTCATTGTCCGCGGAGTATTCTTTCAAGCTTGACTCCAGCTCCTTGATTAGTTTTTTGACGCCAGGCAGGAAGGCGATCGCCTTGAGCGCTTGCGCGTTGTTGGTTACTTCCGCCAGCTCGGCCCCGGGCTCAATGATGACCGGCTTCTTGCTAATCGTGGCGAGCGCTTGCCCTTGAGCCGGACAGACTCGGCGGTAGCTACACCAGTTCTTTGTGCAGTGCTCGCCAACGACGGGCGGCCAGTAGCCCGAAGCAATTCGTCCGGCCATCTTGCAGAGCTTGACCGCTGCCGCTTCGATTTCTTCGTCGCTGTAGGTCCAGCCGTCCACCTCGATGCTGCCGTCCTCGCCAACAAACCAAAGCTCGAAGCGGATAGGGTCCGGTGCTTCTCCGCGGCGCACTTGCGCCGTCTGGTGCGTCCCGTATCGAATCGCGCAAGCTGCCGATAGTCCCTGCATATTGTGGCGCGCCGGCGTGACGTTCTCGCGGCGTCCCGTCTTGCCGTCCACGTTTACGATCGTCCCGCCGTCAAACTCTGGCCAGGCTTCGAGGTCCGTTGTTAGCGCAATGTCACCGCCATCGACCTCCTCATAGTTTCTATGGCCGCCCGCGTCCGCCTCGTACCCTGTAAAGCCAACCGTCGGGTTTCCGTATGGGCTGAAGGCTCGTTTCTTTTCAAGCTTCAGATTGTAGTCGTCCGCTGGAAATTCCTCGGCAACCTTGTCCGCGAATGCTCGCGCCCTAAGCTCGACATTTTCAAGGTCAAACTCCAGGCCGAATGGAATAACGTCGGCCACTTCAAGCTCGTTGATTAGCTCGCCAATATCCGGCAGAAGCGCCGGGCGATACGTTAACATCTGCTCCCATCGTCCGTGAATTAGCGTCCCTCTGTGAGCCGGAAAGCCAACGGTGCGATCGGGCTCTTGCCAAGGCTCGCCCGCTTCCGCTGCCGCTTCGGGCGCTCCGCATTCGCTGACGCGCTGAGTTGTACTGCCAGAGCATAGCGGGCCGCTCATGATTTGCTCTCCTTTGCTTTTCGTGCGCCGTCTTTCGCGCTAGCGATTGCGATTTCAAGCGGGTCATCGGCCAAGTCGATTCGCTCGTCGGCTCGCTCGTGGGCCGCTTGCAGCTTTCGCCGGCTTTCATCGTGGCACTTCTTCCAGATTGCCGTAACGCAATCCTTGGCGATCGCGATGTCGTCTAGTGTCTTGGCGTCCGCGTATAGGCCAAGAATCCGGCTAACCTCTGCGGCTGTTTCCTTTGTTATGAGCTGGTGTTTTTTCTTTGTGCTCTTTGGTGACCGAGCTTGCGACTCGCCGTCGTCGTCTTCTTCTCCAGCGATGGCGAGGAGCGAGCAAAGTCCCTGCCGCTTCGCGTAGGTCAACCCGCTGCCAAAGTCCTGCGAGCCTGGCCGAGTTGTTATGATTGGCACGCTAGACTGAACCCATTGCCCGCTGCTGTGGGTTACCCGCGTTACCACTTCGTAAGAGCGGACCGGCTGAGTCAGCGTCATACCGTGAGCATTGAGCGCGGGCTTTGCTGCTCGATACATCTCACCGAGTGAAGCGTATTTGGTCTTGAAGTGCGGGTTTGTCTTGTCGAACTTTGGACTCCCCATTTCGGATTGCGCCTTGACTAGCTGTGGCATAATCTTGTCAACCTTGGCCGACGTTAGCGGGAGAAATCCCCCTTCTTCGCTTTCTTCGATGTCGTTCATGTTTTTCTCTTTCTGTTTTCTATTGGATGAGGTCAGCGGGCGAGCAGTTTAGCGCGATAACAAGCCGCCGGAAAAGTTTCAAGCTAGGCTCGCTCGCTCCCGTTTCCCACTTGCTGACGTGTTGTCGTGAGATGTCTAGCCGCTCGGCCAACTGCTCTTGCGTCAGCTTGGCTCGGGCTCGCTCGGTTTTTAATTTCTCTTTCAGTCCCATTCGGTGTCCTCTTGTTTTTTGTTACAGGCAAACGGCCACCAAAGCCGCCGCTAAAATTGCGCCCGCTAGGGCGTCGAAGAGATAGCGCTTCATGGTTTTAACTCCGATTGGATTGCGTCCCAGAGTTGATTGCAAGTTGCGCCCTTGCCGGCTTGCACTGTGCAGAATCTCACAAATGCGCCGCCTGATTGTTGCTCATAAAGCGCCCACTGTTTTCCGCCGATGTACTCCCCGCGCATCTTACCGCCTCCGGTTTTAAATTCTACCCATCCAACAAAGGGCGACTCATCCTTAAAAAGCTCCGCGCTCATGACCACTCCGCTTTCTCAGCTAGCTCGCGGTCTTCGTGCATCGCCTCGGCGTGATGTTGCAGAATCTCCGCGGCGTGATGCTCGCGCGCCACTATCTCCAGGTCGCCCGCGTGGGTGCCGACTAGCAGATGGCCCTCGTCCCAACTCCAGACGCCAGCCGTGCAATCGGGCTCCTCACCGCCAAAGTCGTCCATCTCGTCTGTCAGCTCAACGCGCCCGTCTTGGACGGCGTCCATCAGCTCGGCCAGCGTGGCGGGTTTTGTGGCTGCCTTGCTCATGCCGTCCGCCTTGTCTTGCTGTGCTCAAGCGTTGCCACTCGCGCCTTGTAGTAGCTCGTGGCGAGCGGGTGGCGTTCCCAGTCTGGCTCAAAGCCTCCGCCGGCGATCCATTCGCGCAAGTCGTCAACCGTGTCGTCGATTTCTTGGCTCACAAATACTCGGCGCCCAGATGGCGAACTAACCGATAGTTCATAGGCGATGTTCATTAGTGCTGCATTCGGGTCCATGTTTTTTCTCCTCGTGAGTGTTAGTCGATCGTCACAATCTGGGCCAAGCTCCGCACCCAATAGCGGGAGCCGTCTGTCATCGGGATATAAAATCCACCGAAGGTGCGGCGCACTATGTCAAAAACTTCGACCGTTCCGATCTTGTCTCCGGGCTTTACTGCGTGAGCTGGGATTTTCATTCTCTTCTTCTCTCTTTCTACTTATTAGACGTTGGCGCGTATAGTTTTATTCTATGAATCTCAGCTGCCGGCGAATACGTGAAACTCTCCAGATGCGCCGCGGCATCCCCAGTATTCCTCGCTGAGCAATTCGCGAGCGTAGGATTTCCAGTCGATATGGCGCTCCAGCTCGTTGGCTTTTTCGCGAATCAGGCCGAGTTGCTCGGCGTGGTCTTCTGCGAAGCTTACGCCGTCTTCCCAGCTCCCTTTGTAGCGGTCTGAAAATTCGGTTGAGAGGTCTTCGATGGTAACGCAGCCCTCATCGAGAAGCATCGCCAGCGCTTCCCTGTTCTGGTGGCCGTGCTCGCTAACTGCGAGCGCAAAGCTGACCATCCCCTCAAGTCCAAGTCCGCTGGGGAGATATTCGGTGTCATCGATGCGCCATTCTTCCGCGTAGGGTTGCGGGCTCTGACTCAGCATCTCGCTGATTTCCTCGTGTACTTCGTCAACGCTTTCCGCGTCAGTGATGTCGATCCATTTTCCGAAAAGTTTGCCGGCGTTGTAGCTCGCCAGGCAAGCGACGTAGATCTGTAGGCTCTTGTTTTTCATGTTGTTCTTTTTCCTTCTACTTATTAGACGTTCTGGCATACAGTTTTATTCGATGAATCGCACCAGAAAAGAATCAGTTTCCATCGGGATCGCAATCGCTCCGCTGGCTCGAAGGTAGCGACCGACTCCAGCGCTCAAACCAGTTCGCCCGCTCGGCTTCGAGACAGAATATGTTGAGCAATTTCTGCCATGCGTCCAGCCAGGCGAGACACTGCTCTACTGTAAGGCATTCGCTGGCAATAACGGCGAGGTGGGTGGCACAGAATGGGCGTACCACATCGCGCCAGCACCCATCTTCGTGGCTCTCCAAGCCCCTTGCTCCGCAATTGGGGCAACAGTCGCAATATCGCGTCCCGTGTTGGTGGCACATTCGGCTTGTCAGGCGGCGCCCAGTCTCTGCATAGCGCTCAACTTGACCGTGTGCCCGAATCGCAATGACCCTCAGCTCCTCTTCCGTTTTTCTCATCCTCTTCTTCTCTCTTTCTTGCTTATTAGACGTTCCAGCATACTGTTTTATTCTAAGAATCGTACAACAAAGCCCGACTTTCGCCGGGCCGTTTGTTAGATGGCGGCAGGCTAGCGCCCGCATCCTTCGCACCTTAAGTCTTGGTCGCACCTATCGACCGCGTATGCTGACCCCTCGCCGCGGCCAACCTGCCAGCCGTGGGACGTGGCGCAACCATCGCACATGACGGCGCACTGGTCGTCGTGCTTTGCATAGAATGTCCATGCGGACTTGTTCAAGTCGATTCGGATAGCGGATAGCGTTGCGTTGCTCATGTTGTCTCTTCTCTCTTTCTACTTATTAGACGTTCTGGCATACAACTTTATTCTAAGAAAGGCACAACAAAGCCCGACTTTCGCCGGGCCGTTGGCCTAGAGCCGCCGGCTCGCATGATATGCGGCTATCGCTTGCGGCCGGGTGAATCCGTTGGAGTAAAGCGCTTCGATGCACTCGAGGGCAGCTCTGTAGATTTCCTTTTCGGTCCACAATATTGGGCTAATCATGACAAGCGAGCTGGCGGCGTGTAGGTAATCGAAGCAGCATAGGCGCCCTTTGTTTGCCGCGGCTACTGCCCATTCGATGGCGTCATAAGCTCTGCAATTGTTGGTGGTTTCGGCGGCAATCTTGGTCTTGGGTTTGGCAAGCATGAAGCTCTTCAGTCCACTCTCTGTTTCGGTGTTTTTCATGTTGTTCTTTTCTCCTTCTGCTTATTAGACGTGGCAGCATACAGTTTTATTCTAAGAATCACAAAGAAAAGCCCGACTTTCGCCGGGCTGATTGGGCTTGTTCTCAGAGCCATTCGCCGTTTAGCTTGATCGCTGTGCATCCTGCATTCGGCATTCCGAAGTCGTCCAGCGGCTCGAAGCCTTCGAAGTCGCCGTATAGCATTCCCTCGTAATAGCATTCGCCGTCATCGTCATACATCGAGAAGCGGGTAGCGTTGTCCTCTAGCGAAGCATCGGCATTGCGCGGGCCAGTGACGCCCTTGTCTTCTCCGTCACAAATTCGGTCGCGGGTAATTGTCCATCGGTATGTTGCTAATTCAGTCATCTTGTCTCTCTCTTTCTGCATATTAGACGTGGTGGCATACAGTTTTATTCTAAGAAAGGCACAACAAAGCCCGACTTTCGCCGGGCCGTTGGGTGCTCGTCATCGCTGAGCGATCCACCAAGCTCCCCATGTTCGCTCGTTTTCGGTGCCCTTATTTGTGGTGATTCGGCAGCGGGTTCCGTATTCTCCGCCCGGAGTTTTAGTCAGCTTGCGGCCGGTGATTTTCAGCTCAGCGTAGGAGAATCCTCCGAAGCGGGAGCCGATTGCGGCGTTGGCCCACTGGGCTCCGTCCCATTTTTTCGCGTATTCGCTTGGCGTATACAGAAGGCTTCCGGCTGCCGGTCCCCAGATGCAGCGGGCTCCGGTGGCCGGAAATTCTGCGTCTTTGGTGTCCTCAATTCTCGTGTCGGTGGTTCTGCTCATCTTGTCTCTCTCTCTTTCTTACTTATTAGACGTGGTGGCATACAGTTTTATTCTAACAACGGCAAATAAAAGAGCCAGCCCGCAATCGGCCACAATCGCCCTCTGTAGCGTCTTTCAGGTCTTTGCGCGCACTAGCTCCAAAAACTCGGCCATCGGCCATCTGGACCCGTCTGGACCGCCGGGGTCGACGTGATTCGTCTTGCCCTTGCCAACTCCTCGCGTGACCTCGGCATGGGTACAGATGCCGCGCTCTCCTGCCATCATCTCAGCCGCCTTGACTTCTCGGATTGGCACGTCCCACCGGCGGCAAGCTCGCGCCACAATCTCGGCCGCTCGCTCCAGCGTCGTCGCGCAATCGTGAAGCCAGTTGGTGCTCATCGCTCGCCCGCATAGCTCGACATTGATTCCAGAAGCATTCGCGCCCGGAGCACAATAGGCAATATCAACTTCATCGACGCAGCTATAAGCGGACGACGTGTCCACCACATAGTGAGCGCTCGCCATCGGCGCGCCAGCTCCAGAGCCGAACCACGACGCCACCGCGTGGGCGGCGTCCGTTGCTGACTCGGTACTGTGGAGCACAATCCACTTGACGGAATCGCGGCCCGCCTTGCGATAGTTGGTCGATTGAATGTGGCCGGTGATTAGCTGAGTTTCGGGAGCCATCGTGTCGCGGCTACCGCTGTTCGACTCAAGCCAACGCTCGGTCGCTCGCTCGGTCGCTGGCCCGTGGATGCCGTCGGCCTTGTTCTTCGGGTTTAGAATCTCACCGAAGCCGTCTTTGATTAACTGCTCTTGCCAGAGCACAACATCCTCTCCGCGCTCGCCGGGAAAGGTGATACGCGGCGCTACGTCGTCCGCATCGTCAAAGACGTCCTCGCTTACCTGCGGGTGACGGAATCCGAGGAGCGGTCCCTCATGGCTTATCAGGTCGGCTTGCGGCCCGGTGATTAGCTCGGCAAGGTCCACCCGCTTGCCGTCGAGCATCGCTGCTCGCTTCATGATTCGGCATTGCTGCGAATAGTCGGCATGAAGAGCGGAGTGAGCGCTAGCGAATCCCTGAATGACTCGCGCGCCCGAATCGCTCACAGTTGGATAAAGCTTGATGCCTTTGTAGCTCGCCGCCTCGCCTTCAACGTGCCAACCGTAATTGGTTGCGCGGCCAGTTGCGAAGGCAGCTTTGGAGATGGTCCAGTTTTTCCAAGCGGTGACGATGCCGCGGCGCCCGTCTAGCTTCTTCTCAATGGCGTCGTGCTGCTCGATGAGCGCGGATGTCTTGCTGCTAATCGGCATCGGCATTGGGTCAATCTGTACATCGCTGCCGCTCCACGATGCGTCGGCTACGACGCCGGTCAAGAGCATCCCGCCAACGTGGTCGGCCATTCTTTGGCACAAGCTGAGCGAGCCGGCCAAGCGGATGGACTCTTCCGAGTCTCCCCATCGGATGGCGTCCGTCGTGACGTTGACCGTCAATCGCTCGCTGACCCTGACG